ACCGTTTATCACGAGCACCTGAGCGCCGTGTGTTCTACATTGACGTAGGTAACTTACCAAAAGGTAAGGCTGAACAATATCTTCGTGATATTATGGTCAAGTATAAGAACAAAATGGTTTACGATGCCAACACAGGTGAACTCCGTGATGACCGTAAACATCTTTCGATGCTTGAAGATTTTTGGTTACCTCGCCGTGAAGGTGGTAAAGGTACAGAGATTACAACATTACCTGCTGGCCAAAACTTAGGTCAAATTGAAGATGTAGTATACTTTCAAAAGAAATTATTACAATCTTTAAATGTACCATACTCTAGGTTAGAACCACAAGGTGGTGGTTTTGCTTCTCTTGGCCGTTCAACAGAAGTTACAAGAGATGAATTAAAATTTGCCAAGTTTGTTGTTCGTTTGCGTAATAAGTTTTCTCAAATTTTTGACTCAGCACTTAGAACACAGTTGGCTTTAAAAGGCATTTGTTCTCAAGATGAATGGGATACATTTAGAGAAGATATATTCTATGATTACCGTAAAGACAATAACTTTACAGAATTGCGTGAAGCTGAATTGTGGAGAGAGCGTTTAACCTCTTTAAGTATGATTGATCCATATATTGGTAAGTATTTCTCACAAACATGGGCAAAGAAAACAATCTTGCGTATGTCTGAAGAAGAAATTCGAGATATGGAAAAAGAGATGGAAAAAGATGGTTCAACCGACTTGTATCAGCAAATAGTTGATGCACAATCTGGTGGTCAACAACCAAGTGGAGATCAACCACAACCAGTAGATAATACTTACGATGGTGAAGCAACCGAATCAGAAACACCTCAATTGGATTCTGAAGTAGATAAGTATTCAATGGGCATAAATAAGAAATAAATAATAAAAAGGAATAATAACATGTCACAAGTAAGACAATTTATCGACCAATTGGCATCAGGTGAATCATCTGCTGCTAAAGAATCATTAGAAAACATGATTTCATCTAAAGCATTTGAAGCTTTAGATGTTTATAAGAAAGAAATGGCATCTTCAATTTTTGGTGGTTCACAAGTTGAAGAACCACAAGAAGAATTTGAATTAGATGAAGCTACAATGACTCACATTAAATTAGGTCGAAAAGTAAGAGATGCAGATGGTGGATATAATCAAAATGTGCATTATAAAAATAAAAAAATTGGTCATATTGAAGCCTACAAAGATGAAGGTGGACATATGAGATACGGTGCTGTTCATCATGAAACTGGAAACGCCGCATCTGGTAACAGAGATTCGGAATCAGCCGTTGATGATCTTAGAGCTTTTCATGCTGATCACATAAAAGATATGAAATGAAATTTTTAAACGAATTTAAGCAAGAACCAACGTTGGTTGAAGAGGAAAAGTCTGACTATTCCAATTTTGATGCGTTGGTTCGTGCTGGTCTTGCTAACAAAGCACAGTTAAGCCGTATTCACCGTATTCTTGATAAAATGCAAGAAGAACGGCCACAGTTTAATAATGCCGATAAAATGATTATGCAAAACCTGTTTAATAAAATGGCAGATTTAATCACCAACAATAAACAGATTTATCAGAAATCAAGGCAAGCGGTTCGTGAGGGTTTAGAATTAACAGATGAATTATCTGAAGGTATTATGGATACTTCTGATTTTAGACTATCACCAAGTGGTAGAAAAATTAGAGCTCACCGAGTTAAAGTTGGTGATACTAATCCTGATATGCGTGATGATGAAAAAGATAACATTAAAGAAGCCGCAGGTAACGATAAAGAACCGCCATTTGTTTTGGTCTTAAAGAGAACAGGTATTCGTTTGTATCCAAATGGTCTAAGAGTTGCCATTTATTATAACCAAAAGTTGGATAAGTATTTCTCGGTACCTTATGGTCAAGGTGTAGATGCAACAATTCAAGCTGAAGAAATTGAACTAGAAGAAGCCGTAGATGTTGTTGGTAAGTTACAGAATATTAAAGATACTCACCAACACGGTACAATTAACCACAAAGATGGTTCGGCAAGTAAAATTGATGTTCAAACTGCCCATGCATTATTATCAGTACATAAAGCACTCAACGATGAGAATAAGAAGAAGTTCTCTGATATGATGGCAAGGTCTAATCACCATATGAAGAAGGCTGCTGATTTTGCTTGGAATAAAGTAAAATGAACTTTTTAACAAAGTTGATTGAGAACAAATTAGAAGAGGCAAAACAAAGTTTATTTGACCGCCTTGATGAGATTGCTGCCAATAAGTTAGAAAAACTTAAATTAGATGAGGCGGCTCGTAAGAATACCAACATCATCAAAATGGGTAGAGTACAAAAGATTCGCCGTAGAATTCGCAGAAATGCAAAAGGTAGAATTGTAGTTCAGAAAAATGTTAGACGTTCTGCCATTAAAGGTTATAGAGTTGCATCTAAAGGCAATGTAGTTAAAAGAATACCCGCAACTGAAAGAATACAAAAAGCAAGATTATTAAAACGTTCATGGAAAACAACTAGAAGAGCAAAACTTCGCAGAACACTTTTGAAAAGAAAAATGTCAATGCGTAGAAGAGCCGGATTAGGACTAAGGTAAAATGGCAACTAAAATTACAAATTCAACAAGAGGTTCATCGGTTATTCAAGTAACCGGTGCAGACACTTTAACTGTTAATGTGGCAACAGGCCTATCAACCTCTGCTACAGAAATTGTTACCGATGCACACATTAAACGAGTTCTCTGGTCTACAAATGGTAGTATTACCATTGTTCGCAATTCAGAAAAAGTTCTTGAATTGTTTGGTTCTGGTGACATGCGTTTATCAGATTATGGGTACAGTATTACATCCAACTCAACATCAGATATGGTAATTACTGTTGCTTCAGGTGGCACATTGGTATTAGAAGTAGCCAAGATTGCAACATATACCGTTGATCCAGATACAGGAAGAACACTAGTATGAAACTAATTAGAGAAACCGTAGAGAATGTTAAGTATTTAACAGAAGCTTCTGAAAACGGTAAGAAAAATACTTTTATTGAAGGTACATTTTTAGTTGGCGATACCGTCAACCGCAATAACCGTATGTACAAAATGGACACACTTCGCCGTGAAGTAGAACGTTACAATGAAGAATACATCAAAACAAATCGTGCTTTGGGTGAATTAGGTCATCCAGACACACCATCTTTAAACCTTGAAAGAGTGTCTCATAAGATTGTCTCTTTAGTAGAAGATGGTAACATATTCTATGGTCGTGCCTTAATACTAGACACACCATACGGACAAATCGTTAAAAACTTTATCGACAACGATGTTAGTATTGGCGTGTCTTCCAGAGCCCTTGGTTCTGTAGCCATGACAAAAGAAGGTTATAACTTAGTACAAGATGACCTTAGAATAGCTACTGCTGCTGATATTGTTGCGGATCCGTCCGCTCCTGGTGCTTTTGTACAAGGCATTATGGAAAACAAAGAATGGATGTTAGTTGATGGTAAGTTTGTTGAATCAGACTTTGACCAAGCTAAAAAACAAATAAAACAGGCATCTTCTATGCAAATAGAGCAAGTTGCATTAAGTCTGTTTGAAAATTACCTCAGAAAACTTTAATTTTATAAATAAGAAATCATAAGGAGAATACCTAATGGCATCAAATAAACTCATGGAAGCTGCAGCTGACATTTTGTCTGGTAGTAAGACAAAAGCACCTGGCATGCCTACACAAAAACTAGACGGTGAAGTTGTAGATATTGGTGGACCAACACCAGAAAACTACAAACAAGACGATAACTCAGCTAAGTTGGATACAACTAAAGCTGCAAAGTCGGCTACTGCACCAACAACAAAACCATCGGCCGCTTCACCTGACACACAGTTGAAGATGAATAAAGAAGAAGCTGAATCTGAAGAATCCGTGTTTGCAGAAGATATCGAATCTTTGTTTGCTGACGATTCTACAATTTCAGAAGATTTTAAATCTAAAGCCACTACAATTTTTGAAGCTCGTGTACTTGACCGTATTCAACAAATCCAAGAACAAATGGAAACTGAATATGCTGGTATGCTTGAAGAAGCTGTTGAAGAAATCAAATCCGATTTAACTGCAAAAGTTGATGATTACCTCAACTATGTTGTTGAACAATGGTTAGAACAAAACGAAATTGCAATCGAATCTGGTCTCCGCTCTGAGCTGACCGAAGAATTTATTGCTGGTTTACGCAACCTGTTTGCTGAACATTACATTGATGTTCCAACAGAAAAAGTTGACCTCGTTGACGAATTGGCAAGTAAAGTTGAAGAACTTGAAAGCAAATTAGATGAAGAAATTGAGCGTAGCATTGAACTAAAGAAGTCATTAGTTGAAGCACACAAACAAGAAATTACCCATGCAGTATGCGAAGGCCTCACAAATACACAAGTTGAAAAAATCAAATCACTCGCAGAGAGTGTTGAGTTCTCCACAGAGGAAGAATACCAAGAAAAACTTGAAACAATTCGTGAGAATTATTTCCCATCAGGTGTAAAGAAGGCTGCACAAGATCAATTGCATGAACAAGTAGAAGAAACTAGCGACAAACCAGTTATTAATGACCCGTTTGTAGCAATGGTTTCTCAAGCAATTTCAAAAACAAAAATTTAATAAAAACTAAGGAGAACCTTAATGTATCTATCAGAATCATTACAAACGAAGTGGGATGGTGTTCTTAATCATCCAGAACTTCCACAAATTACTGACCCATACCGTAAAGCGGTTACAGCAGTAATTCTAGAGAATCAAGCAATCGAAATGCAAAAAGCTTCTGGCATTTTGCACGAAGCCGGTCCTACTTCACAAGTTGGTACAGGTGGTTTCGGTGGTGGTGCTGCCGCAGGTGGTCCAGTAGCCGGTTTCGACCCAATCTTGATTTCTTTGGTACGCCGTTCATTACCAAACCTAATCGCTTATGATGTTTGCGGTGTACAACCAATGACAGGCCCAACAGGTTTGATTTTCGCTATGCGCTCTGCATACAACGCACAAAACGTTACTACTGGTGCTGCTGGTACTGAAGCTTTCTACAACGAAGCTAACACAGTATTCTCAGGTGCTGGTACAGCTCAAACTGATTTGGCTCTTGCAGCCAACACAGCATTGGGTTCAGGTAACACATTCACAACTGCTTCAGTTACACCAGGTACTGGTATGGCTACTTCAGTTGCAGAAGCTTTGGGTGATGGTACAGACTTTAACGAAATGGCATTCTCAATCGAGAAAGTTACTGTAACTGCTAAGACTCGTGCTTTGAAGGCTGAGTACTCAATGGAATTGGCACAAGACTTGAAAGCTGTTCATGGTCTTGACGCTGAAACAGAATTGGCAAACATTCTTTCTTCAGAAATTCTTGCTGAAATTAACCGTGAAGTTATCCGTACAATTTATCAAACTGCTAAAGTTGGTGCTCAAGTTGGTACAACTCAGCGTGGTTCTTTCAACCTCGATACAGACTCAAACGGTCGTTGGATGGTTGAGAAGATCAAAGGTTTGGCATTCCAAATTGAACGTGAAGCTAACACTATCGCCAAGTTAACCCGCCGTGGTAAAGGTAACGTATTGATCTGTTCTTCAGATGTAGCTTCTGCTTTGGCAATGGCTGGCATCCTTGACTATCAATCCGCACTTGCTTCACAAGTTAGCTTGACAGTTGATGACACTGGCAATACATTTGCTGGTACAATCTTTGGCCGTATCAAAGTGTATATTGACCCATACTTCCCAGCTGGCTCTACATCAGAGTTCGCCGTAGTTGGTTATAAAGGTTCAAATGCCTATGACGCTGGCTTGTTCTACTGCCCATACGTTCCATTGCAAATGGTTCGTGCTGTTGACACAGGTACTTTCCAACCTAAGATTGGTTTCAAAACTCGTTACGGTTTAGTAGCTAACCCATTTGCACAAGGCACAGAGCAAGGTCTCGGCGCTTTGACCGCAATTAGCAACAACTACTATCGTTCATTCAAGATTTCAAACTTGATGTAATCGAGATAAGAATATCATTATAATAATAACATACAGATATTCTTAAAAAACTTAAAAGAGGACTCCAAAAGAGTCCTCTTTTTTTTATATAAATACCATTATGACTGCACTCACAAGAAACCCATCCAATCCAAACTTTCTCCATGCGAATAAGTTCCAGTTGAATTTTGGTAGAACTCCAAATACGCAATATTTTTGCCAATCAATAACTGTTCCAGGCATTTCTATGTCTGAAATAATGTCACCTACACCGTTTAGTGACTTGTATTTGCCTGGCGAAAAACCAATCTATGATATGTTGAATGTAACATTTTTGATAGATGAAGAAATGAAATCTTGGTTAGAGATACATGATTGGATCCGTGCATTAACCTTTCCAGAAAACTATCAAGAGTACCAATCATTGAGTACTTTAAATCCCAATACACTTAATAATAAACCACAGTATTCAGATTGTACAATCACCGTTTTAACGGCTGCAAACAATCCAATTATACGATTTCATTATTATGATGTTTTCCCAACTTCCATATCCACGGTGATTATGAATGCTTCTGATTCACCAGATAATGTGATTACCGCAGATGCATCATTTCGGTACACTAGATTTGATGTAAAACAAATAACTTGACTTTGATTTTTTAATGTGATATACTCCTAATAG